ATTGTGTATCATTGTAAATTAAACATCCGTTTGCTGTAAAAGAAGCAGAAGTAAAACTTACGTCTGCAAAATCACAACATGCTGTTGATCCATCTAAAGCTGGAGTAACGCTTGTAATTACTTTTCCACCAGCTGTATAAGCTGATCCTGATGTGTTAGTTATTTCTTCTGAAGTAGAATATGCTGTAGTTCCTGCACCTAAAGATGCATCACTTTGATACAAAGCTATTTTAAAACTGTTACCGGATGATGCAGTAAAATTGTGTGTACCAACTAAAATTTCTTGTTTAAAACTATTACAAATTGCTGATGATATTGTCATAAAATTTTTCTCCTAATTACTGAGGCGCTGACTCGATTGGTATTCTTATTGTTCCATCCGTGTAATCGTCCCGTCTTCTTCTTCCAACTTGCATCGCTGCAAACTTTTGTAGTTCAGTTTTATATCTATTTTCATATAGTGTCAACATGTCTGTTGGACCTTTTAAAAACATAAATGCTTCTACTAAACATGCATATAATAGACCCTGTGGAAAGTAATTACTTAAATAAGTATTAGAATCACCATCGCCACCAGAACCTAATCCTGTAGGCATTGCGTTATAATGAATAATATATTTGTAGTTTGCATCAGGCGTTGGAGCTACATATATAGCACCAGACGTAGCTGTATTGGCTCCTGTTGTTGCGCCACCAAACATAGCATAATATTTAGGAAGACCAGTTACATCTTGTGCAGCAGCACCTCCTGCAGTTCCTGTTAAATTACCTACATACTCTGAAATAAATGTTTGATCACGTTTCTCTAACCATATTCCTTGACCATTAGTGTTTGCTGTTGATTCATATACTTCTATACCTCTAACAAACAAAGCTTTAGTAGGCATTGTAATTGAATTAAAATCAGTTGCAAATTGTGCTTCTGCTTGAACTCTGTCAGAATCCATAGGAAGATCTAAATTAATTCTGTTTTGTGCAGCCATAATAAAACCATCAACGATAGTTTCTGTAAATACATTAGCATCTACTTCAGTATAATCTCTTATAGCTGTTACTAATGTTGAATATGAATATGTTGATACACCTGCCATTATGCTTTTAAGGTTACCGGTCCAACTGAGACTGGAAATCCTCCTCCTCCGTTTACAACACTTGTTGCGTTTGTATCAGCACTAAAATGAAACCAATCTGTTCCGTTAGACCCATTTGTATTTGTAGCGCCGCTAATATATTTTCCTACAGTTATAGTATATCCAGCAGCTTTTGCAATTGTAGATCCTGTTATTCCTCCTACTCCATTTGGAGTACTAAAAGCACCTGCTGTTTCTGGTGAACCTCTAAATCTTCTTATATCACCTGTTGTATAACCATGACCTGGTAAAGTAACATTAATAATTGGAGAACCTACTTGATATGTTTGAAAAGGATTATTTGGTAAAACATCTAATGTAGGAAACTCTACTCTTGCAGGTCTTGCATGCATCAATCCTTGTGGGTCAGATGCTACTGGATGTGGTTGCAATTGTGGTTGTTTAGGCTCAAATTCTGATCTATGTACCCACGCACCAGTCCACTCTTTAACCATTTCTCTATATGGAAAAGCTGCTCCTGATCTATCAGAAATTGCTAATGCTCTATTACCTTTTGCAAATCTAGCCATTATATATTTGGATAGTATGTCTTCGGAGTAATAAATGTGCTAGCTGCAGAACCATCTTCAGACAATGCTCTAGCTAATTCATCCTCGTACAACAACTTCATCTCCTGTGTTCGTTGTGGTGCAAACTTCATAGATAAGTAATAAGATAATCCTGAAATCATACATGGTACAAATCTAAAAGGTGTATCACTTGCGTTAGTATACGCTCCTGCATCTTGAATTCTTTTTACATAATAGACATTTAAAAAATTATCTGCAGCAGTTGCATTTGGTAAAGGGTAAACTGTAATTGTAACTTTATCTATAAATCTTTGTACCCAAAATTGTGAAGGCGTTCCATTAGATGCTTTGTTAGCTGTTGCAGCATAGGAATCTCTAGCAACTTTTGTTAAACCAATATCTGATTGAGAAGTTGTGTTATAATTTTGTCTATAAGTAACATTTAAAATATCTGATATACCATAAACATTTGCTACTGGAACTGTAGTTGCTTGTGGTGGCTCTCCACCTCCCGGCACGTCTGAAGAATTTCTGTAAAAAGTATAAATACCAGATCCTTCAGCTGTAGCATCTACATTGGTTGTTGAACCTGCAACTAAATTAATATTAGTATTTCCTACTTCCCAAAAGTGTATTCCTCTATTACCCCATTCTTGAAAAAGAATGTTTAAAGATCTTCTTGCAGTTTTTAATTGATGTCCTGCTGTACCAACTAAACCTATACGTTCATACGCATCTGCAATAATTTCATCGATTGAAAAGTCCTGGTCAAAACTGTAAGACTGTGAAGTAGTATTCGCCATTGGCTACCTCTAAAAAGTTCCGATTACGTAACAAAAATCACAGTTAGTAAGATCTACGTAAGCTCCATCATTACAATAAATACCAGCTCCTGGTAATTTAAATTCTTGAACAGCGTTATCGGCTGCTGCCCATTTACCATGAAAAACTAAATTTTTTGCTGTTGCACTTCCAGTTTCATTATAAATTTTTATTTCAGCATCTCCTCCCGTGGCCATTCCATAGATGTTCATAATATTAATTGATTTAATATTAGTAGCTGTTGATGTAGTTGGCGTATTTACTAAACTTTGTAAATTACCATCTGCAGTCAAGACAACCGATTGTCTTACTTTTGACGTTATTGACATAATTTTATTCTCCTTAAATTCATGTGGGGCCGGAGCCCCACAATAAATTAATTATTAGCTTAGGTTATTGTTTTGCATGTACAAAACAGTAACAGTAGCTGCACCTGTAGTACCATCACCGTTAGCTGCTGTATAAGTTGCAGTTACAGTTTGGTCTGATGTACCAATGTCTGTACCATCAGTTTGTATCGTGCCTCTAGTTGTAGCTAAAGCTTTTACGTTAGTAGCTGGTAAATACTCATCAGTATCACCTGCATGTCCAACTTGAACTGTTGCAGTTCCACCATCGTTAGAAACAGTTGTAACGTTTAATATTACATCTACGATTTGTGAATTTGCAGGAACTATTCCTACAGTTGTTGTAGCTGTTGCACCAATGATATCTATCACTGCTGATTGAGCCATTAAAGTGAAACCTAAGTTTTCACCTGTTCCTTGTCTAATCGTACCAGCTTTAATTGGTCCGCTAAATGTAGTTTGTGCCATAATTTTATCCTCCTAGTTGTGATACATAGTCTCTAGGCCGTCGACTATACGCGTCTACGTATCGTTTTAAAATTGTATAGTGAGTTATTTATATATTAGATTTTAGTAGAGTGCAAGAGAGCCCGTAAAGAAAGTGCGATTTCAGCGATGTAGCTTTTGACTAAGTAGCTACAGAAACTTGTGGAGCAGCGCCTTCAACGCTATTCTGCCTGTGAGCAATAGCTGCTTCTTCCAGCTTGATCTCAGTAATGACTTGTTTTACTTTGTCATCAATTCTGACCATTTCAAGAGTATATCTATTATTGTCAATATGCTCCTGTTCCCACTTCAACTCCAAGGACCTTTTTTGTTTGTATAGGTCTTGTATCATCAATAACCTCCTCATAAGTTATTCGATTTATCTCGTTATTATAGTTGTTTCCGAGATACTCCCAATTTATACTTTTTTCTCCTAGTTTGTCAAGGATTGATTTTTCAAGAGAAATAGCATTATCTTCAGCATCCACATTAAACTTTGCGTAATGATCGTATGCCCATATTTTTACTGTGAATGTTTTCATGAATCTCACCATGTTATTTGTTGAATGTGGCCGAACTATGTCCGGCCACAAAATTACTTAGTTATGCTTACGCACCTTCGCAACCGAAGATACCTCTATAGTCAGATGCGCCAAACGCGTATCTTTCTCTAGCTTTGTATCTAACGTTACCAGTATCAAAGTCTCCTTCCATTGACGTAGTCAACGGAGTTCTTGAGAACATTTTCATACCATTTGGAACGTCCGTAATAATGTAGAATGAATCAGGGTCAGTTAAGAAATTGTTCACTCTGTAACCTTGAGGAATCATTCCCATGCTGTTGATTGCATTGATGTCATTATCAGCAGTCTGAGTTCTACCTTGAGACTTCATAAGTCTTTCAGCGTTGAACTGATTCGCAGAAGGAATTATCATTTTAACTCCTTTAGCTGCGATTCTTAAACCTCTTTCATCAGTCATTGCAGCGATGTCAATCAAAGACTGCTCTAATGAAGTTTCGTTTAAGTCTGCTTGTGTTGCTAAAGTATTTGCTACAGTACCCGCGATAGTTGGGTGTGCTGTAGAAAGTAAGTTAACGCCATCACCAGTTTGGAACGCTGATGCCGCGGCTACGCCGGGTAAACCATTGTTCAAGACTGCTGCGCCTTTAACTTCTTTAGCATTGGACATAGATCTTGCTAAAGCTTTTGTGTATCTAGAAGAAAGTCTGTCATAAAGGTTGTCCTCTATTGCTTCTTCTGTGATAGCGAAAGCTAACGCGATCGTTTCCATTGTGTATCTAGCAGTGTAAGTTTCTTGCGCGTCGTCGTACGCAATTCCTTGACCTTCTGCTTTTACATCTGCGTTTGCAAAACCACTTAACATTACTTCTTCTTCAAAAGCTCTGTCAGATGATTCTGTTGTATAAATCTCAGCATGCTGATTTTCATACCTTTTGTACTCCAGCCCAAATAAAGCATTTAGGCCTGGTTCTAGTTCTTTAACTAGTTGTGCTCGTGATATTGCCATATTATGCTCCTATTATTGCCATGTAACCGCACCAGTGAAATATTGGTTT